AGACAGTGCGTTAAACACATCTCCGGCTGCGGATTTAATAGTATCGCCAGCAGCCTGCGCTTCTTCAGGACTAATGCCTTCAATATTATTAATAGCCGAGAAGTCAAAGTCGAATACCTGTGCAAGTTTCGCTCCAACGCCGTTTACAGCGTTAATCAGCTTGTTGATGAGAGCGATAATCTGATTAATCGCCCAGGCCACGGTGTGAACAAGAGTTTCCCATACCGCCGACGCCGTCTCTCCAAATCCCTGAGTCGCTGCGGCACATGTACCGAGAACTCCGGCCAAAACGGACAATATCGTAATGACAATACCGACGGGATTGGCCCTCATGATTGCGTTCATAACCTTAGTGGCAGCACCTAGTGCCATTGTTCCGACTTTCGCCAGGTTAAGCGTACCGGATAAGGCCATCATGACGCCTTTCACCCCGGCTGTTGCAATGGCACTGGCTATCATGGCCGCTTTAAGCTGAATGGATGCAAGCGTAACGCCTATAGTCGCAATCCTGGACGCTACCATTTGCCCCTTATATAAGGCTTGTGCTGTAGCCGCCGCCTTAGTCGCTACGGATACGGCTAATATGGCCGTTTTCCAAGTCGTAAACGCTACCGCAACCCCGGCAATTATAGGCTTAATTTGATTGCCTATTCCAATAATGACGGAAAAAGCGGCTTTCATCGATGACGCCACATACTTTATAACCGTAATTAAAGCCGAAAACGACGCCTTTAACGTCGCAACGGCAATTTGTGCAACTGCGGCCATCACTCGAAAGGATATTCCGATACCCTCAACAATAGCCTGGAAATCGCTCGAAGCGGTTATAGAGCTAAGCTGTTCGAGGACGGGCTGAAAAGCCTGTAAGGCCTGATTAGAGAGTTGTTGTCCGATTTCAGCGAACGTCATGGGGATTTCAGCGAACTTGGCGTTCGTTTCTTCGGCACTGTTAAATAAGGCTTCTTTAATGACATCAGCCGTAATAAGACCTTGCGATGACATCTCTTTCAGCTGTCCGACAGTCATACCCATTTGCTGAGCAATCGCCTGTGCGAGCATGGGAGCATTTTCCATGATTGAATGGAATTCATCACCCTGCAATTTGCCCGCTGCCATTGCTTGCGTTAACTGGTACATGGCTGCCGTCGATTCCTGAACACTGGCCCCTGAAATTTTAAACTGCTTGTTTAACTGTTCAACGAAGGCTATCGCTTCATCATTTGAACTGAAAGCGTCCTTAGCAAGCATGTTCAGTTTAGCCACACTGTCGGCCATTTCGACGTACCCACCTCGAGACCGTTGTGCTGCCGCATAGACCTTGTCCATGATTTCGGTCGTCGTCTGAGTGCCGTCGTTAATGAGGTTTATACGGGACTTAAGCTGTGCCATTTGGTCAGCCGTATCGGATACCTTACCGGCAAGCTGAGCAACCTCTTGGGCAACTAAAGCTACGCCTGCCGCCGCCCCTGCCATAGGCATCATCTTTAAAGCCTTCTTGGCAATGCCACCCATTTTTTCGCCCAGGGCGCTTTCTAATTTACTGCCGACCTTATCAATGGCCGCCTCGGCACTTGAGCTATCGCCTTTTATTTTGACGTGAATATTTGCGTCTGCCATTACAACTCACCCCCTTCTTCAAGCCATTCTCTCATAAATTCCATTTCCTCTTTCTTACGATCCAGTCGTGTCGGAGGATGTAAATCCTTCATGATATCCTTCACTTTAATTCGGTTCTTCTTATCGAGCTGAACGTTAACAATAAGTGATGTCATATACGCCGTTCTGGCGTCTTCAATGCGAGTCCGAAGGTCATACCCTTGAACCATCTTTTCAAACTCCATAGGCGTAAGCTCATAGAATTCTGACGGCTTTAAAGCCAAGATACTATAAGCCACTTTTTCGGCTTTTCGTATCCATAATGCAAAAGAAGAGGGGGCATTATGCCCCCCGTTTAGTTTTTTACTGCTTCGTCTTCTTTGGCTTCGATTTCGGCATCATCTTCGGGTGTTTTTTCTTCCGGGAATGCCATGAAGTATGCTTTTTTACCGAGGATGCCACTACCGGTAATGGCCTTAACAATCGGCATCATGATGTCGTTTAATTCAACCTCACCGCTATCGAACAGCTCCTGCAAGCGGTCTGCATAGAACTGAGTGCTGCGACGGCCATACTGACGAAGGCCAATTTCATATGCGGTTATGATATCCGATAAGGACAATTGCTGAATAGCGTTGTAAATAGGCTTGCCGACTGCCGATTCAAATTCAGCCAGGCGTTGGATATTAAAGTATAAGCGTTCACCCTTGCCGAAGAAGTCGCATTTAATTTGTTTCATGGTTTATATATTCCCCTCTCTAGGATTTCTTTAATTCAGATAACGGACCAATGCCTGCCAAGGTTCCCTTATAAGACGCCACATCGTCATGCGGAGCTTCGATAGAAAGTTCCGTAATAGACGCCCAACCGGTTACATAGGACTTGTCAGGGTACTCGAATTTAAGGTGTACAGGCTGGTCTTTAAGGAAGGCATCGTTCAACGCTTCCAGGCCGTCATCGTTGGCCATGAGCAAAGTATCTAATTCAATGCTCCATTCTTTAAGGCCGGGCAATGTAGACTTCCAACCGCCAGAGTCTTTGTGCGATGCGTCGATAGAGTCGGCTTTACGGCTAATAGAACCGCCCTTCTGACCGCCGATTTTAGTCCATACCGCACCCGTCGTTTCGTCGGTGCCTGTGTTTAAATAAATAAAATAATTTTTACCCACCGTCGCTAAAGAATTAGCTGCAGACGGTGCCAGTGCTTTTTTCGGTGTTGATGCCGGCATTAGTATATTCCTCCTTCACGAGTCAAATCAAAAAGGCGACACTCAATTGTATACTGCGAGCCGAGTAACGGCCGCAATGCGTCGAGGTCGCCCGTTTTCTGTTTAACTTTTAAGTCTAAAATCTGATAGTTACTGCCATTAAGTACGCATATATCCTCATTTAGTGAGCCGACGGCTTGCCGCATTTGCTTTAAGGCTGCGTCGATTTGTCCCTCGAGCTCACTAATACGAGCGTATCCGACGGATAAATCCGGGTCGTCATTTCGCACCCAGGCTTCAAGATAAATCGTAACGAGAAGCTCGTTTTCGATACTTTCATCATTTACCGCTTCAGACCCTCGAACAAGCATGATTTTGCCGATTTCGTCGACGGCAGCATGCTGCGGTATAACCGCACCAAGCTGTACAGGTGCGGATACTTTACACGCCATAAGAACATCCTGAATCCGCTTTAAAAGCTCAAACCACATTATCATATCGACTACCCCCTGAAGATTTCACACGACCGATAACCGGAATACTGCGTCGGGTCACCTGTAAGGTCTTCGGGTGTAATCGAGCCCTCAAGTTCTTTTATGCGGCCCTGGATATATACGAGTTTTTTGCCGTAAAAGTCGTCCGTTTCGCCGCCACGCCCATAAGCTCCGGGCAAACTGTACGCTTTCCGCACACAGGTCTCACGATACGTATACAGCGTTACAAGCTCATCCGCTACAAAGCTACGGATAACCTTCGCTTGCTCAACTCCAAGACGCTGTGCGAACAAATACAGCCACTTTTCGGCAATGGCGAGGTCGTCCTTGGTAACGTTTTTACCAAGTAACTCGTCCATAAACGCCATTTCGGCCAAGTCATATAACATGTGCATTCACTCCCTTTAAAATTTGAATTCAATCTCACATGCTTGGCCATTACTATACTTCTGCTCAATGGCATCACATATGTCTTTGGTAGCAAGCTTTGTGTACTGACCGAATAGCTTAATGATGTCCGGTCTTTTCGTATCTAGCGCTCTATACAAGAACGGATCCATGCGATTACCGGGATGAAGAACGTTTTTAGCAAACAAAAACGAGTTACCGCCAGTCGGGACCCACCTCAAAGCTTTACGATTCTTAGGCCGTATCATGTGCGGCCGTGTGCCTTCATGTACGAACGGCCCGTAATCGGCCAAGCCCTCATCAAGATATACAACGGCACTTTTGTCCGTTAGCATTCGCATGTCAATAGAGCGAGTCAAATCGCCCGTTCGTGACGTGTAGTTGTGATGCGTTTGTGCTTCGTCCTGGACTTCAATGGCCGAGGCCTTTACGGCCTGTCGTATTCTCTTATCGAACACATCCCGACTGACGCCCATATTACTCGCCTACCTGTTCCGTTTCTTCAGCCGGTTGTTCTACGGCTTCAGCCTTCTTTGCCTTTACCTTTTTCGGCTTTTCTTCGACCGGCTCCGTTTCTTCTGTCGGCTGTTCATCTGCCACAAATCCTTCAGCCATTAATTGCTGAAGACGGTATTCAGAATCGGCGTACTGAACTTCATTAAGCCGAGTTACTCGAGTGTTCATACGGTACCTCCTTATGCTCCGGTATTAACGAATACGCCCTTAAGCTTGTTGCTCGGAATCCACAAGTCGTGGAATTTTCTGTAATCAAGTTTCCAAGCGTCTGCCTTTTGGTTTTCGTCCGGGGTGAAGATGCGGACCTTGTCTGTCTTGGATACTGCAATCGGCGCACGCTGTGCGATTACGATCCAGTTAATATCCTTCGCCTGAGTATCTGCCTTAAAGCCGCCCGCTTCCTGTCCGCTTGCAGTACCGTTGTTAAATACGTACTGCGTCTTCATACGAGCAGACGGTACGCCAATGATAGGAATTTCATTGTACGTCCGTACTTTTGTCGTTACCGTACCGGCTGTAAAGTCGCCCGTATCGATGAACTTCTGAATGCCTTTCGCATTGTTAAGAATCGTGCGTACCTTGCGATTCATCACGATAACAAGCGGTTCGTCATCGCCTACAATATCCTGTACTGCCGTAATATCATCATCGAGCTGTGCCAAGATATTATCCACCGTCGGCGTAAACGTTGCCTTTTCTTGGCTTGCCGCTTTAGCCAACGCCGCAATACGGCTATAACGATATGCGTCTACTTCAGGAACGACCTGTAAACGCTGAAACTCACCCATGACGTTACCGGACGAAGCCACAAAGTTCGTTTCATCAACACTCATTGCGTCGAGCGAAAAGCTTCTACCACGGTCCTGTGTAAGCTTATATGTACCGAATTTCAGCGTAACTGCACCCTGTACGAAGCCGCTATCACGGTCGTATGTCGCAAGTCCTGCCGTCGAGATTTCGGGCATTTTTACTTCATCACCGCCGTTATAAATTACCTGTGTTGCATTGGCTTCCATCCAAGCCGATGTTGCTGTTGCGAGCATTTGTGCGTCAAGCCCGTCTTGGAAAATTTTTGCACATTCTAACGTATTAATCGCCATTATTTAGTCTCCTTTCGTTGCCTGGGATATCCCCAGTGCCGCTTCAAACTGTGCTTTTACATCGTTGCCGGCATTCTGCCCGGAGCTTCCTTGTCCGCTGCCACCGTTTTGATTATCTTTCACCGCCCAAGGCTTACCCTTAAGCCATGTGGTGGCTGCGTCTTCAATCGTCCCGACAGTACCGTCTTCCTTTTTAAATCCATACTTGCCATCATCGCCGACTTCAATGGCGCCAACAATAAGCTTAGCGAACTCTTTCGGATCCATTGCGTTATGTTTCGTTAACGCATCGACCGTCTGTGCCATGATGTCTGTCTGGATTCGTTTTTGTTCGGCTTCTTGCCTTGCAGCCTTTTCTGTTTCGAACGATTTGGAAAGGTCATCGAATTTCTTCAGCAGAGTCTTATATTCTGCTGTTTGCTCTCCTGCTCCCGGCTTTTGCAATTCCGCAATTTGATTGGCCAATGTTTCCTTTGCTTCGGTTAACGTCTTAACCAAAGCTTCGGCTTTTTCTTTGGCTTCTCGCTGCTCTTTCGACTCTACATTCAATTTCCCGACTTCTGCTTTAATGGTCTCCACCATCGCCGCACCGCCGTCGAGCTTTTCCAGTGCTGCATACAATTCTGCCATTGTCATGGTTCTCATTCTCCTTTTCGAACACATTAAATATATGTGATGCGGTCTCCTCCGCTTTTCACCAATAAAAAATGCCCTACGCACCACTGCGCAAGGCATGAAAAAAGACCCTCGGCATTACCCGTTGGGTCTAAATTTCTTTGATTGATTGGATTTCGTTTACAAACAACTCAACCCCATGAGGCTTTCCCATAAGTGTGATAGACGCTTCATCAGGCTCGTTATCCACGCTTGAGATAAAGCCATCTAACACCCCTGTGAACGCCATCCCATCGACGGTAATAACCGTAACATTTCTTGATTTTATATTTTTTACTATATTCTTCACATCCAACTCTTTCATTTCCGTCATCCTCTCGGCACAATATGAATCCCTTTATTAGAACCATGCACAGTCGCTAGACTTGTGGCTATCTTTTCACCAGTATCCTTGTCCACATTATATCCAACATGTGGAGATATATAAATAAAGACTTTTTGATTCCAATTTCCACTTTTTGTCAGCCTTATCCCATCTCCTTCTAATGCGGTTCTTATTGCATCAATCACGTCTTTATTAGGAATTTCATACTCATAATAGCTTTTATTATCTTCAGGCTTGTATAGTTTATGCCTTTTTGTGTGCATTCCTTGCCGTGAAACGTATTCGCTCATGAAGAAAGGTCCATTAATATAATCCTTAACTCGCTTTATAACATCGTCAACCGTTTCCCCCTCAAGTCGTTTGCCTAATTCCCCTACGTTTACTTTGCCATTCTTAACATATGCTTTAAAACTTTCGGGGACAGGAACTCGTGCGCTGAATCCATCG